CTGATCATTCGCCGCTTTGAGCAGTTCACCGGCGAAAAGGCCGTGAAGCTCTAATATTCCGAGAAAACGAGCTTTCTTTCCAAGGGTGTCTCTGGTAAGACTCACTCAGCCGCGATGCGGCAGAGAAAGGAGATCGGAACCATGACGAACCTGATGGCAAGAGCGAAGGAGATCAGATTGCCGGAGGAAAGCACCCCTGAGATGCTCGAGGTAAATTGGAGCTGTGTATTGACCTTCGGAAGCCGGGTGCTGCTGGCCGGGTATTTCGCGCAGGGCTTTGGAAAGCCCAGCTTCTTCGGTGCGGTGTATGAATTCACCACGAAAGATCATAGCATCGAGGGCGAGATCAAGCTGGTGGCGATCAGTGACGAGTATTTTCCGGACAACGGCCACGCGATTGCCTGGGCGATGGACCACTGAAAGGAGCGGTGACACATGGCAGCATTCAGCACAGGAATGACGGTAATGACCCGCGGGGTTGCAGACAGGATCGAGGAGGACACGGGCTTCGCAGCGTTCGTGACCAACTGCTTCGGCAGGTACCTTGCCCGGGACTGGGGTGATGTATGCGAGGAAGACCGCATTTCTAACGATGAAGCTTACAACGGCGAGGACCGCATTGTAGCGGCTTATGAGCGGAAGGGCCACCCGGAGGACAAGATCTGGATCATTACCGAGTGGGACCGCAGCGCGACAACAGTACTTTTCCCGGACGAGTATTGATGGAAGGGGCAAAGAGCATGACGGACAGATTTCCAACGCCGAAGGAGGTCGCGAGGATTCGCACCGTATACCCCAAGGGAACGCGGGTCGTACTGATCTCCATGGAGGACCCCTACACGCAGCTGAAGCCGGGAGACGCCGGAACGGTGGAATTTGTGGATGACGCCGGCCAGATTCACATGAATTGGGACCGGGGTTCCACATTGGCCCTGATTCCCGGAGTGGACAGCTTCCGGAAAGTATAAGGATTACAATTTCACATGCGCCTTCGGGCGCTTTTTTTGTTGGGAGGCGGAAGCGATCAGAAACCGATATGAATACTCCGCGGACGGTTCCTTCGTGAGAATCTTCTTCCGCAGCGGCGGGAGCTTTCTCATAGACGCGGAGGATTTCCCGCTGGTATCGGGTTTCAGTACCTGGCGGTGCGGCTGCGGAGGATACCCTGTGGGGAATATCAGCCGAAAGGCGACAGCCGGCAGCCGGCACATGCTTCTGCACCGATTGCTGCTCGGGGATCATGCCGGGGACGTGGATCACATTAACGGTGATCCCATGGATAACCGCCGGCGGAATCTCCGGGTGTGTACGCACCAGCAGAACTGCTTCAATCAGAAACGGAAGCGGACGAACACCACCGGGTTTACCGGGGTGAGCTTTTCGAAGCGGTCCTGCCGTTATGAAGCATACATTCACCGGGATGCCAGGAAGATTTACCTCGGCCTGTACGACTCTCCGGAGGACGCGGCTCGGGTCCGTGATGCTGCTGCGCAGGTATATCACGGGGAGTATGCCCGGCTGAATTTTGCCGGATGAGGAAGGAGGTGCCGGCAGTGCGATACAAGCCCACGCGATTCATGCTGCCGACATCCCATTACGATAAGGCCCAGGCGGATTTTGTGGTGAACTTCATCCAGTGCCTCAAGCATACCAAAGGCCGCTGGGCCGGCCAGCCGTTTCACTTGCTGCCGTGGCAGGAGCAGATCGTCCGGGACCTGTTCGGGATCGTGAAACCGGACGGAAAACGGCAGTTCAATACGGCATACATCGAGATCCCGAAAAAGAACGGAAAAAGCGAACTGGCTGCGGCCATTGCGCTGTATCTCCTGTTCGGGGACGGCGAGCCTTCCGCGGAGGTCTACGGTGCCGCTGCGGACCGGCAGCAGGCGAGCATCGTTTTCGATGTCGCCAATCAGATGCTGCAGATGACGCCGGCCCTGATGCGCCGGGCGAAAATCCTGTCCGCCAACAAGCGGATACGGAACAATGAGAACAACGGCTTTTATCAGGTGCTGTCGGCGGAGGTCGGCACGAAGCATGGCCTCAACGTTTCCGGCCTTGTGCTGGACGAGGTCCACGCGCAGCCGAACCGGGAACTGTACGATGTCCTGACCAAGGGCTCGGGCGATGCCCGGGAACAGCCGGTTTTCTTTTTGATCACGACCGCGGGAAACGATGTGAACAGTATCTGCTATGAGCTGCACCAGAAAGCCCTGGACATTCTGGAAGGCCGGAAGATCGATCACACCTTTTATCCCGTGATCTATGGCGCAGACGAGTCCGAGGACTGGACGGACCCGAAGGTCTGGAAGAAGGCGAATCCTTCTCTGGGGGAAACGATCACGATGGAAAAGGTCAAGGCGGCCTGTGAAAGCGCGCAGTCCAACCCGGCGGAGGAGAATACCTTCCGGCAGCTCCGGCTGAATCAATGGGTGAAACAGACGGTCCGCTGGATGCCGATGCTCAAGTGGGACGCCTGTGCGTTTCCGGTTGACCCGGATTCCCTCCGGGGCCGGCGGTGCTATGGCGGACTGGACCTGTCCTCCACATCAGATATCACGGCCTTCGTGCTGGTGTTCCCGCCAGAGGACGAGAACGGCAAGTATGAAATCCTGCCGTTCTTCTGGCTGCCGGAGGAAACGATTGACCTGCGGGTGAAGCGTGATCACGTCCCGTATGACGTCTGGTCCCGGCAGGGATTGGTATTCACCACCGAAGGGAACGTGATCCACTACGGCTTCATTGAGGAATTCATTGAAGAGCTGGGCACGAAGTACGACATTCGGGAAATCGCCTTTGACCGCTGGGGTGCGGTGCAGATGTCCCAGAACCTTGAGGGTGCCGGGTTTACGGTGGTGCCCTTCGGCCAGGGATATGCGAGCATGTCGCCTCCGACCAAGGAACTGCTGAAACTGGTGCTGGAAGAGCGTTTGGCCCATGGCGGACACCCTGTGCTCCGCTGGATGGTGGATAACGTGACGGTGCGGACGGACCCTGCCGGGAATATCAAGCCCGACAAGGAAAAGAGCACCGAGAAAATTGACGGAGCCGTTGCGCTGATCATGGCCCTGGACCGGGCGATCAGGCACGAGAATGACGGCTTGTCTGTCTATGACGAGAGGGGGCTTTTGTTCGTATGATCCTGTTCGGAAAACGAAAAGCGCGGGACGAGCCTAAGAATACGCTGAACGGCTCGGGGTATTCCTTCCTGTTCGGGCCGACCGTGGCCGGGAAGGCTGTGAACGAGCGCACTGCCATGCAGATGTCCGCGGTGTATGCCTGTGTCCGGATTCTTTCTGAGGCGATTGCCTCCCTGCCGCTGCACTTCTATCAGTATAACGGCCAGGGCGGAAAGGAAAAGGCGCTTCAGCACCCGCTTTACAGTCTGCTGCATGACGAACCGAACCCGGAGATGTCGGCTTACTCCTTCCGGGAGACCATGATGACCCATCTGCTCCTGTGGGGGAACGCTTACGCGCAGATTATCCGGAACGGACGCGGTGAAGTGACGGCCCTGTATCCCCTGATGCCGGACCGCATGAGCGTGGACCGGGACGCCAAGGGACACATCTATTATGAATATTCCCGGATGGATTCCGACACCAATACGTTCGGAAACAGGCAGACCGTGATCCTCCTCCCGGAGGACGTTTTTCATATTCCAGGCTTGGGGTTTGACGGGTTGGTTGGATATTCCCCGATTGCCATGGCCAAGCAGGCTATCGGCATGGGCCTCGCCTGTGACGAGTACGGTGCCGCTTTCTATCAGAACGGTGCGCAGCCGGGCGGAGTATTGGAGCACCCGGGCGTGGTGAAGAACCCGCAGCGGGTCCGCGATTCCTGGAACGCGATCTATCAGGGCGCGCGAAACGCACACAAGATAGCGATTCTGGAAGAAGGCATGAGCTATAAGCCTATTACCATCTCTCCGGAACAGGCGCAGTTCCTGGAAACGCGCAAGTTCCAGATTGACGAGATTGCGCGAATTTTCCGGGTGCCGCCTCACATGGTCGGTGATCTGGATAAGTCTTCCTTTTCCAATATCGAGCAGCAGTCCCTGGAATTCGTGAAATATACGCTGTCCCCGTGGATCAGCCGGTGGGAGCATGCGATCCACCGCAGCCTCCTGCTGCCTTCCG